CAGAGCGACATCTTCTGGCTTGCCTGGGAATGTATCCGCCGTTCGGGTGAAACTGTTAAGCCCTTTGGAGAGCAATTCATAGAGACCTTGACTTCGGTTGAGGTGCTAGATGATGACCCTTTGGCTTAGGGCGCGACTCGATCACCTATCTGATAGCAAAGTTGTCTGTCAGACTCGGGATCGCGCCACAACAATTATTAGAGCTAGATGATGTAATGCTGAGGAACTTAATTAAGGTTCTTCAGGAAGATGCAAAGGAGATAGCGAATGCCAACAGAAGTAAAGGGCGGCATCGCACTTCGTAAGGCATTGCGCAAGTTCACTCCAGACTTAGCTAAAGAAACACAAAAGGAAATGGCTACTTTGCTAAAGCCAATTACTGCTAAGGCGCGTGGCTTTATTCCTGCTAGCGCTCCGCTTAGCGGATGGGCTAAACCTTCTAAGACTGGCAGATTCCCAAATTACTCAGCTAGTGCTGCTAAGCGTGGAATTGGATACAAGACAACACCATCAAAACCTAATCGCAAAGGCTTTAGAGCATTGGCTCAAATACTTAATAAATCTGCAGCAGGTTCTATTTATGAAACTGCAGGTCGCGTAAATCCTAATGGTCGCCCACAGGCTAAAATGCGTGAGGTCGTTATCCCAAGCAGTAATCCTGACATCGGCGAGCATCGCTACAAAACTAGCACAGGTAAAGGTTATGGAAAAAGCAATAACCCTAATGCTGGTGAACAATTTGTAAATGCTATTAGCTCTACTGGTCAAATTAAAGATGCTTACCAGCGCAAAGCAGGACAAGCAGGTCGCTCTTCGCGCAAGATGCGTGGTCGAGTAATCTTTCGTGCATGGGCAGAAGATCAAGGCAAGACAAATGCAGCAATTATTAAAGCAATCGAAGCTTCTCGGGATAAGTTTAATAAGGCGGTGGGATACTAATGGCTGATGTAAAGATAGATATAGCCGCCGAGTTTACCGGCAATAAGGCATTCAAGCAGGCAGAAACCACAACTCAGAAGTTAGAGAAAAGCGTTGCCAAGTTAGGCAAGCAGTTACTCGGAGTCTTTGCTGCTGGAAAATTACTCTCATTCGGTAAGCAATCAGTCAAGGCTTTTGCAGCTGATGAGAAGGCTGCACGATCTCTTACATTGGCTCTGGCTAACACAGGCAACGCATTCGCAGCCATCGAGGTCGAAAAGTTTATTGGTGACTTACAACGCGATACTGGCGTTCTCGATGACCAACTACGCCCAGCCTTTAGAACTTTACTTACAGCCACAGGGAATGTTAAGAAGTCACAAGATGGCTTAGCCTTAGCCCTAGATATTGCAGCAGGTACAGGCAGAGATTTAGGTGCTGTCTCTTTGGCACTTGCAAAGGCTTATGGTCGTCAGACCACAGCTCTTAGCCGTTTAGGTGCAGGCTTATCTAAAGCAACACTTGCATCTGGTGACTTAGATTTAATTACAGCTGAACTTACAAACAAGTTTTCTGGTCAGGCATTAGCTGCTGCCGAAGGCTATGCAGGATCAATGGCAAAGCTTGCAGTTGCTTCTGAAAATGCTAAAGAAATTATCGGCAAAGACTTACTTGATTCCATGCAACTCATTGCTGGCAAAGATGGCATTGGCGGAGCGACCACAGCAATGGAAGGTTTTGCTACTGAAGTAGGAAACGCTATTTATGGCGTTGGAGTTCTTATTTCTAAATTAAGAGAACTTCCTGGTGGAGCAGACTTACTTCAAGGAACTAAAGAAGCATTATCATTTAACATATTTGGGTTATTCAGTAGGGTTGGTGCATCAAGCAAGGCTCGTTCAGCAGGCACACCAGCCCAATCGCCAGGACAACGCAAAGCAATTGATAAAGCCAACGCTGATGCGCTTAAACTGCAAAAGACTCAAAACTCATTAAAGAAGATTGACAACGATGCAACTGCTCGCAAGATTACCCTGACAGCAGACCAGCAGGCTTTAGAAGAACTAAAGAAGAAGTTTGATGTAGAGCGTGTTGGATTATTTGCAGCTCTTAATCAGGCTACTGACCAAGAAACACAGATGCGTATAAAGTCATTGATTGCAATCAAAGATAATGATGCAGCGCTGGCAGGCAAAATTAAGGCAGAGTTAGAAGCAGCTTCTGCGACTGCCATGTTGACTGGATCATTGAAGGCATTAAGCGCAGAGTTCGAGTTTGAGCGTATGCGTATGGCTCTTGGCAAAGCGCAGGTGGCAGGTGTGGCTGCTGCTACAGCAATCTCACCAATAGCATCATCACAGACAGCATTGGATACAGCTCTTAGACTTTACCCAGACTTTGGCAGCGAAATGGATGCGGCTCGAAGCGCAGCAGGAAGAGCGCAAATGTCTAACATTACCGTCAATGTTGCAGGCTCAGTTACAACAGAGCGCGATTTAGTATCTGCAATTACTCAGGGAATCTACAACAATCAGGCTTCCGGCATCCCAATTAACTATTCAACGAGTTATGTCTAATGGCGTTACCAGCAACCCTTTCGGTCAAGATAAATCTATCGGGTGGAGCTTCATTCGGTAACCCGTTCATCTTGGGTACTTCACAACTAGGCTTTGCTGAACTAGCTTCTGCCATTCCTGTCATTGTTGATGTTTCTGCTCAGACTACAAATATCTCAACTCGCAGAGGTCGCAATCTATTGCAGGATAAATACGAGTCCGGACAGGCAACCATTCGAGTCGTTGATCCAAACGGTGACTTTAACCCACAGAACACTTCTAGCCCCTATTTCGGGCTATTACAGCCACTTAGGAAGATACAAGCATCTGCTATCTATGGTGGCGTTACTTATGGCTTATTTGGCGGTTACATCACCGAATATCGCTATACATATCCAACAGGTCAAGAAGTCGGCTATGTGACCTTTATCTGTTATGACGCATTCCGCTTAATGTATAACTCCAATGTCACAACCGTTACAGGTGGCACAGCAGGGCAGACAACTGCACAGCGCGTTCAATCTATCCTTAGCATGATTGCTTGGCCTGCAGCCTTTACCAGCATTGGCACAGGCGCAACGACTTGTGTGGCAGACCCTGGCACAACTCGCACAGTCCTAGAAGCCATCCAGACTGCTGAGTTCACAGAGCAGGGCGCGTTCTACATCGATGAGAATGGCGTCGCAACCTTCAAGGGTCGTCAATATGTCTATGACGCACAAAGCGCAAGCCCTACAGTATTTAATCAAACTGGCACAGGCATCAACTACGCAGGAATTACCTTTGCCCTTGATGACAAGACCATTGTGAACAAGGCGACTGTGACCCGAATCGGTGGCATAGCACAGACTTACTCAGATGCGACATCTATTGCCCAATACTTCACACGATCTATTACAGCTACAGATATGCTCATGCAGACAGATGCTAACGCTTTAGCCCTAGCAACTGCTTATGTCGATTCCCGCAAGGAAACTTCTATTCGCATCGAAACAATTACTTTGGACTTGGTAACTCCTAACTACTCAGCTGGTGTCACAGCAGGTTTAAGTCTGGAGTTCTTCGACACAGTAGATATCACCAATGAGCAACCTGGTGGATCAACTATCCAAAAGAAGCTACAGATTCAGGGCATAGCCCACACAATCACCCCTAACACTTGGGTGACTACTTTTGCTACGCAGGAGCCTTTACTCGATGTTATGTACTAGAATTGACCCTATGAAAGAGGTGTGCTAATGGCTGTCGGATTCCCAACAAAAGTAACTTATGCTAACGGAGATGTGTTTTCTGCATCGGATGTTAACGATACAAATGGAACTTTGAACCTTGTCAATCCAACAGCGAAAGGTTCAATAGTTTCAGCTTCTGCTGTTAATACTCCATCTAGGCTAACAGTCGGTTCTAATGACACAGTTTTGATGGCTGCAAGTGGAGAAACAACTGGATTAAAATGGGGTGGTAATTGGCAGACGTGGACACCAACTCTTACAAATATAACTTTAGGTAATGGTACTGTTACTGCCCGTTACAGAAGAATCAACAATACTGTAGAAATCTTTTTTAGACTCGTTTTTGGTTCCACTAGCTCTATGGGAACTGCACCTTATTTCAATTTACCTGTAAATCTTGTTTATAGAGATTATCCAGTCAGTATTACAATAAATGATTTCGGTACTGCAAATTATCTAGGTTTTGGAATTTTAGCAGACAATAATTGTTACATGCACAATTTAGGTGTCGGTGGAACTTTTGGAGTTCAGAGCAACATCACATCAACTGCACCAATGACTTGGACAACAAACGACACTATTGCGCTTGTGGCGCGTTACGAGGTTGCATAATGTTTATCTTCAATCCAATGTATCCGGATGCTACAAACGAACAGAAATGGGAGCAAATAAAGCTATGGCGTAATGCTGAACTGGCCGCATCCGATTGGACTCAACTACCGGATTCCTCAGCTAACAAAGCAGCATGGGTAATTTATCGTCAAGCTTTGCGCGATTTACCGGCACAAGGCGGTCTTGCCGATTCTGTGGAGTTACCTGTTGCACCATGAAGCCATTACTTTGCAAAGCTGGTCAACAACTTCGTGAGCAGATTGATGATTCATTCCCTGACCGCGATAGAAAATCTGATGGTTGGATAGGCGATGGCAAACACTCCAGTCGTAAAAGTGACCACAATCCCGATCCGTCTAACGGAATCGTCAGGGCTATTGATGTGGATAAGGACTTCGACTCACGCCCCAGTACAGGTGCTTATCTAGCCGACCAAATACGCCTATGCGCCAAATCAGGAGATAAGCGAATCTCCT